GTCCGAAGAAGAAAATAAAAACCCTCACTGAGGCGACTTGGAACTTAGAGAAAAGGTTGAAACAGATTGTTCACCCGAACATTCCAACTATGGTTCCAAAAATGACTCAACAGCAGTTGAAGTCAAAGATGCAGCATGTTCTGGACATGCAGCGTATTGTTGCTGTTGGTGCCCTCCCTAGAGATAAACTCGATAGTAGGGCTGCTTCTAAGAAGCAAAAACAATTGGCAAACTTTTCCACCAATGAGTTAACATATACTCATATGGGAAAAGATGGGGGGTTTTTAGCCCAAGCAAAACAGGTTACTGTTGATGATTTTGAGAGTGAAGAGCATTTTCTAGCTTATATCCATGCTTTAGAAAAGAGCACTCTGTTTATTGGGTCTTCAGGGACGAGTCACGGTCTCTTTAATAGGTTGGTTGCTGGCTTAACTGCGGCGCCGACACCCAAGTTAGCAATGACTGACTATCTTAGGTATGCGCGAAAAGTACTCAAATTCCATCCCAATGAGATTGAGTACCGCGACCAAAGTGTGACTGATATGATTAAGGCAGTAAAGGATACAACGTCATTCCGCTTTAATTATAAGAGTGCGGCTGGGGTGCCGTATTATAAAACACTGGGAACACCGGGAGTGTTACCAGTTGCATTGGACGTTTCCACCACACTACTTAATGCCTTTGCGGCTGGTAGTATCAATGCTTTATATAGCGAAAGGCCTTCGTTGTTTGCAGTTTTGCTTAAGAACAAGCAAGACTATTATGAAACTGGGAAAATATTAGAAAAAGTCAGGCCTTATTATGTGTACCCATTGCACGAAAGACTTTTGTATTCACTGATTCAATGTGGTATAAAATCAGTGATGTTTACTGAGGACGCTGAATCTTGTTCAGCAGTTGGGTTCTCTTGGAATAGTGGTGGTGGTGATAGGTTGTATGGGTGGGTGTTGAGCAGAATCAAGAAAGGGCCTGGGTTTTATTCATTGCTGTATGGTGATGATCAACTGTGGGTGATAGTTCTTGTGAATGGTGCTGCTTTTGTATGCACTCCTGATTTCTCCCATATGGATTTATCGCTATCCCCTATTTGGGGAAAAGTAGCTTACAAGTTATGGCGTGAAACATTTAAGAATATTGATAATGCTTGGGATGCTGTTTTGCGTTTTAATACGTATAGGGCCTTTACACGGACAGACATTACAGATGGCGCCGTTTGTTACCTGTTTAAATATGGGTTGGGTAGTGGCGTTCCTGGCACGACAAAATTTGATGAAGTTGCTTCAGCGTCGGTTAACGGGTTTGTTAAGGTTCTCTTTGAGGAGAACATGGGGAGGATCACTGATAAGGACGTGCTCGAAAACTGGTTGAAAGCTTTAGTCCCTATGATAAGGGACAGGTTTGGCCTTATATTTAAAGAAGGC